CTGTTAAAAGTTTCTTGCTTAAAATGTCACTATGTGTATTTTAGTACTGCAACACGCAGTTATCGAATCGAAGTGTGAGCGAGACCTCTGTTGGGTCATTGGCATCATAGCTCAGATCGCCGTAGCTGGCCTCTGTGATAAACGCTCCTTTGACGTCCCATAGTTCTACAACTGTGCCAATTGGATCAAGCAGCTTAATCTGGCAATCTCTCTTGTAGAAGTCTGCGTAGCCTGCACGACCTGAAACTGATTCGAAGTGAGTTCGTACCCACTCCATCACCTGCTGAGCGCCGGAAGGTGCGATTGGATCGTAGAGCGTTACGCCCATTGTTCCGAAAGTGGTTCTTCCCGCTAAGTAGCGAGTATGGTTAATGAAGGGCATTTCAACTTCATTTGTTGAAATGGTTGGGCGGGCAGCGCTTTTCATCAAGAAAGCGTCGATGCCTTCTATCGCAAAAACCCACCGAAACTGGCGCTTCGGCTCGAACTTATTTGGTAGCATCTCAGCAACGGAAAGGGTCTCAGCCATCACATTCTCCTATGGGTACACGTTATAAATATAGAGCACCCGGAAAAACGTCCATTAAAGTCCTTCAACTCCTGAGTTTGTTACAACAAAATCAAGAGAGATAAACTCTGCAGTACGATTAGGCTGAAGGAAGATCTTCCCTCTTACTGTATTATTTTCGATATCTGCTTGAGTCGTAGTGCTAGAATCGATAATCACCTTAAATCGGTCAATACCTTGATTCTGCTGCACGCGCTTCATGATCGGAGTTACCAGTGCAGTAAATCTTTGCAGGGTTGCTTCTCTGTTTGGCTCAAAGATGAGCTGCTGAGCAACTTGCTTAACTGAGCGCCTTACATCGATCAACAATCTTCTTACGTTAACCCTGTCAAGAGCAGATGCCGCGGCTTGAAGCGTTCTCTGGCCGAAGACGACCGGACCTTGACTGTTCGGAAAGGATACGATTGGATTGATGCTCTTCTCATTAAGATCATCCAGATTGTCCTGGTTGAGGTTCACGCTAATAGATGATGCATTCATCGAACCTCGAGCGAACCCAGCAGGAGCGAACCACGGGAACGCTACGGCGTCATTGAATGAGAAAGCTCCTAGAACCGAAACGCTCGGGGGAACCTGCACAGTGGCGATGTTCGCAGTTACCGTCTTAGTGGCTTGATTCAAGGTTTTAACTTGAACGTCCATGTTAACATCTGGGAAGTATGCCGCGGCGAAAGAGGAGTCCAGCGATCTATCACCGAACGCCGCGACCGTATTGCTTACGTTCACGCTTTGCGCAGACGATGTAACCACAGTATTTACATTATCTCGCTGGCTGACATCCATGATGTAAAGAGCGTCGAACCTATCTTCTATCGTGGAGATAGCATCGTCCGTGACGGTTGCGTGTCGAATACCTGGCACTGCAAGGAGCTGGATATTTGTGTCTGCCTTCTCGCCCATGACATCAAGAGCCTTCTTAAATGCCGAAACTGTTGGGCCACTGTTTTGACCCCTATTAGCGTCGTCCATTTCTCCCTTAACCGCATTATTATTCATCTCAACAGAATTCTTGTCAAAGATGTTTAGGCCGTTAAATCCCTGCTGGAACGGCATAGTAAACTTAGCAAGTCTTCGAACTGCAGGTGACGCAGTATCAGCAATTTCAAATCTTCTTGTCTTAGCATTAACATCTGCTGTAATATCGCCAGTTCTTGCATAAGACCAGCTATTAACTAGAGCTGCATCGATTGTGGTCGCAAGACCGTCTGATCCTGTGCCAACTTGCAGATTTTCGAGAGTAAAGACGTTGTTGTTGAATGCATCGCAATCTAGTACAAATCCATCTGAATCTGCTTGACCTGCATTTGAACCTGTTATAACGTTTAGATTTGAAACTGCGTAATCAGGGAAGAACTTAGTAAAGTTAGCGATAGTAGGCTCAACTGAAAGCCCTTTGTTAGGTTGGTTTAACAAAGTCTTTTTAGTAAACTGCACGCCCCAGTATAGTGATTTGTTTGGCACTTGTCTAGGCGACAGTCCCATGCTTAAGCTTTCACGAAGAGGTACCGGCGGTTGAAGCACAGCTTTCAGTGTCAAAGTATTGCTTCTCTGCATAACTGAAGAGCCTGGCAGCGTCGCCATAGCATTAGAACCTGAAGTTAAAAGGTGATCGAGCCCTCTAAACCCTAAGGGTAATGCTTCTGCATCAATGCTGGCTTCATCAACATCAGACGCCATTTCAACCCTTATTCTAGATGAAATGTTCCTGTACTTTCCTTCGACAACAAGTTTTTGAGAGCCAACTGCCTGGTCAAAGTCGTAGAAGATTCTGCTGTCACCGATGCGGCGCGCTATGTAGTTTTCAGAAGTCGGATCTAAGTTAAGACCCCTATAAGATTCGTAAGCGAATACGTTTTCGTCGTTATCGTAGAAATCTCTGACAACGAGGTCAAAGCTGCCGTACTTGTTGACAGCATCTGAAGATTTTCCTACGTTTTCAATAGAGATCTTATACTTTGTGTTTGATCCTGCAGAATCCGAGTTCTTACCTTTTGCAACACCGTCTGACAGCATATGAACTCTAAATAGATTCTTAGCTGATCCGCCAAATTTCTGGGAAATTATAAACGGCGTTCGCGCTGGTTGGAATCTTTCTCGGAAACCTTCAAAGTTTGGCGCTGCCGGGAGCCCTGAGTTTCTTGACTGCGATCCTGTAAGTAAGAACACTGCATCTGAAGATCCTGAGTACAAGCCCGTGTAAGCACCTCCTGACATATTACTACCGGTCGGAGTTATTCCAGACCCTGTAACCACAGCAAATTCCGGGTATATGTCGTAGTGTGTGTATAGAACGTAACCGTGATCCTGCACCTTCTGCGGATCTTTGTTAAAGATATTAGCAAAATAGTCCTTGTCGCCGGGATCTAGTGATGCTGTAAGAATTCGCGGATAATCATCTCCCTTGTGACCAGGAAGGAGCATTGTGAACCTAGGTGAACCATTAACAAAATTAATCGTTCCAGTCATTGCGCCAATGGCAGCCGAGGAGACTGAGGTTGACGCAGGAACGTTACTTACTGCGCCGTTTGAAGAAGACAGTGTAAGGTTGACACCTGATGCAGCCATCAAAACTCCTCGGAGGATTGATATAGCTCTGTCGCCGTCGGAAATACCTGCGTCACTGAAGATGGTGGAGCTATCTGCGGCTTGCATGAACGCGCCCAAGAAGAAAGTTCTTCCTAGCGGTCCATGTGAATTAGCTTTTGGGTTTGCGCCTAAGATGCCAGTATCGAGCGGCAGCTCTTCGCCTACTACAAAACCAGCTCTATTTACGGTACCATCGCTTGAAGACCTCTTTTTGCCGTCGCCGGCACCTAAGACCCTCACATATGTGAGAGCATTAGCATTTCTCAGCCATTCTGCTGCAGCAATAGGTCCGAATTGGCTTCCGTCGATAAAGCCAAACTTTGTTTCGAACTCAGAAAAGTTTGCAACTGTAACTGGAACGAATGCAGGCCCTTCTTGTGCAGTACCAATAATTCCCGCTGGGACTCCAGAAGGACCCGAAGGAGTCGGACCCGAACGGTCGATCTCAAAAGCTTTTACACCTGGGCTCTTAAAAGTGCGTTCGGCCATTACTTAAATCTCCAAATCATCAATCTTAACTATGTTCTACTCAAAGCTTACGCCGGAGTTTGTTATAATGAAGTCAATTGAGATGAACTCAATGCTTCGGGTCGGGACAATCACAATTCTACCATTGAGCTGGTTTGACTCAATGTCTGCCTGTGTATTGTTTGAATCGTCACAGATAACCTTGAACTGCTCAATTCCGCTTTGGGCTTGAACAACTGCAAGAAGAGGAGCGACCTCAGCAACGAATTTTGCTCTCAAGGAAGGCGTGTTGAGCTCAAATACAAAGTTATCTGCAACCTGCTTAACAAGGCGCTTAACTTCCAAGAGCATTCGGCGCACATTCACTCTATCTAATGCTGATTTCACATTTTGCAAAGTTTTCTGCCCGAATATAACAAAGCCTTGTTGCGGGAACGATGCGATCGGATTAATCCTTGCATCGTAAAGAGAATCCCTGTCACCTGCTGTCAATCTAACGTCTACATTATCAACAAAATCTAAAGATCCTCTGTTGAAACCTGCAGGCGCAAACCAAGGGAAGCTCACTCTATCATTAAATCCTAGCGCAGCAAGAGCAGCGATCGAAGGCGGAACGTTAACATTAGCACCCGTCTGATCGTCTGTGATAATCACGTTAGGGAAATATGTTGCCGCAGCGTTATTATTGACGGTTCTTGCTTCAAACTCCGCAATAGTTTTTGAAACGCTTGGGCGAGTAGTAGAGTCGTCATAAAGTCTATTTCCGTCAGAGTCGTACTCAGGAATATCCATCAAGTAGAGAGACTGCCCGTAATCTTTATTTCTGGTGAGAGCATGATCTGTTACAAAAGGCTCTCTTATTCCAGGGACTGCAAGAATGTTGACAGAAGACATCATTGGGTCAGTAAGAACGTCGATACCAGCCCTATAAGATCTAATGGCATTATTTTCTTTTCCTGCGCCCGCCATATTGGAAGACATGCCCGGAGAGGTGAATGCAGAACTTGCTCCACCTCCAGTATCTAAACTTATGGACTTGTCAT